CCGATGACATCGCGAAGCTCGAAAGGGCTATCGCGGGCGGGAAGACGCGCGTGACATTTGGCGACCGTACGGTGCAATACGCCGATCTGGATGCGATGCGTCGAGCTCGTCGGGAAATGCTGGATGAGATCGCGGCGGCGTCTCCGGCCACGAAGCGCAAGCGAATCATCCGCCTGACGCAGACCGGAACCGGGCTCTGATGGCCGCTGACGGCAACAGCAAACCGACGCCGGAATACACGTCGGCCGGAAGTGGTCGGCGCCTGATGGCGTGGCGGACATCGCTAACGGGGCCGAACACGGCGCAGCAATCAAAGGGGACGATCCTCTCGCGCTCACGACAGGCGGCGCGCAACGATCCGTGGGCTGGCACGTATCTCGACCGATCCGTCTCGAACGGTATTGGTACGGGCGTGCAGATGAAGCCCCGTTGGGGCACGGACAAGCAGCGATCGGCGGATGCCGCGCTCTGGAAGCGATCTCTGCCGTACATGGATGCGGACGGGGTTATGGACTTCTACGGCTTGCAGGCTCTCGCATGGCGGGAGTGGAAAGAGGCTGGGGAAGTTTTTGTCCGCATCCGGAGCCGTCGCACTGAGGATGGCTTGCCGGTGCCGGTGCAATTCCAGCTGATCGAGTCGGAGCAGTGCCCATCCGACATGAACCAGTTGGCGAGCAACGGAAACGAAATCCGCTGCGGAATCGAGTTCAACAAGATCGGTCGTCGTGTCGCGTACTGGTTCTATCCGCGACACCCCGGAGAAGTGCAGCTGGCGAACGTTGGGACGAATCTTCCGGTTCGTGTTCCAGCCGATCAGGTGCTGCACCTCTACAAGCCTTTGCGTGCAGGGATGATCCGAGGCGTTCCGGACCTCGCTAGCGTACTGACGGAACTGTTCAACTTCGGCAACTTGCGGGATGCGGTGCTGGAGCGGCAGAAGGTCGCGAACCTTTTTAGCGTCTACTTCAAGAAGGCGGCCAATGATGGCAGCGATGTCGGTCCTGCGGGGTCTTTGCAAACAGGCACGGATGCTGATCAGACACCGATAGGTGGCCTTGAGCCGGGAACGGGATTCGAGCTTCCGGAAGGCTGGGATCCGGTGTTCTCGCAGCCGCCATCGCCGGGTACGGATTATGCGGAATACATCCGTGGCGGCCTGATGGCGATTGCGTCGCGTCTCGGCATGCCAATCGAGATTTTGACCGGAGACCTTCGCGACATTTCCGATCGCGCGTTAAAGCTCATCCTCAATGAGTTCCGCCGCCTGATCGAGATGGACCAGTGGCTTTATCTGATCCCGCAGCTGCTGAAGGGCATTCGTGGGGCGTGGCTCGATGCTGCGGTGTTGTCTGCATCGCTCGCGATCTCCGGCTATGCCGAGGCGCGCGACGACATCCTCGATGGAACGCTCTGGGTTCCGCAGGGCTGGCCGTATTCGCATCCGGTGCAGGACGTCAATGCCGACAAGATCGCCGTGCGCTCTGGTTTCATTGCGCGGTCGCAAGTGGTCCTAGAAAACGGTGAAGACCCTGAAGAGGTTGACGCGCAAATCGCCGCAGACAACAAGCGAGCGGATCAGTTGAATCTCATTTTCGACACCGATCCCCGCAAAGGCGGAGCGAAGGAAGCTGGCCCAGCTACCGACGACGAAGCAGAAACGACTGGAGCAAATAAGGCATGAAGAACTTTGGAATTCTCTCTCGGCTATTCAGCCGTGGACAGACTGCGCCGGTTGTCGATCTTCTGGTTAGCAGCGTCATCGGCCAGCCGTTGATGGTCCATCCGCAGATAGGCGAGCAATTGATCGGCGCCTATCTGCATGGCGCTATCGTTGCCCGTCCCGCGACGATGGTAGTTCGCGAATTGGCGCCGGCTGTTGTGTCGGAGACAGGGCAGGTCACGACGGCGGCACGCAATGTTGCGGTCCTGAATATCTCGGGAGGGCTCGCCAATCGCTACGAAGGCGATCTCTGCGATCCGGGTCCGCTGAGCTATCAGGAGCTTCGTTCTGCCTTTGACACGGCGATGAACGATCCGTCCGTCGAGGCGATCGTTCTTCGCATCGAGTCGCCCGGTGGTATGGCCTCCGGCGTACACGACATCGCCGATCACATCTTCGCGAGTCGCGGCACAAAGCCGATCTATGCATCAGTCGATGACTACGCATACTCGGCGGCGTTCGCCATCGCGGCGGCTGCCGATCAAATCTGGGTTACGCGCACTGGTGGCGTCGGTTCAGTAGGCGTCATCTCGTATCACTACGACCAGAGCGCCTATGACGCGCGGGTTGGCGTGAAGGTGACAGCGGTTTACGCCGGAGCGCACAAGAACGATATGTCCCCGCACGAGCCGTTGACGAAGGATGTATCGGCGTGGTTGCAGGACCGCATGGACTCGATGCGGCAGCTGTTCGCCGAATCCGTGGCGAAGTATCGAGGGATGGAAGTTTCAGCGGTTCTCGCGACTGAAGCAGGCATCTTTCAGGGGCAGGCCGGAATCGAAATAGGCTTCGCGGATCGCATCGGTACGTTCCACGATCTTCTGGCAAGTCTTTCCATGCCGCCCTCTTCAAATGCAGTCGCTCCGGCACCAGAAGTGCAGACGCAGCCTAGCGCACAGATTACTGGCAACGGCGAGGGAGATGCCCTTCCGCCGATCGTGGATGAAGTCTCGGCCGAAGTCATGGAAACGAATCCCAGCGATTCAGATTTGGTCGCCGCATTCACGGCGGCAATCGCCGAGTCCGATCTTCCGCCCGATCTGAGCATCGCGCTACTGAAGCGCGGCCATCTCAATCAGGCTCCGTCCGAAGCTATCGGTTATTCGCAGACGATCCGCGATCTCTGCTTCGCGGCCGGCATCGAATCCGTCGCAGCCGATTACATCAAGAGCAACACGCCGATCGAAACCGCGCGTGCCCAACTCATCGCCGCGAAGGCTGAGGATGGGCCGGAAATCGTTACGGCGCTTCCTCACAAGACAAAAGAGAGTGGCCAATCCAGCCATTCCGAAATTTATAGCCGCCGCCGCGCTGCCGCCGCGGGGACTGGCGTTTCCATGCGGCAGTAACGGAGAAACCCATGGCTCTCAATGAAACGACCCATGCCGGCGGCTTCATCCTTTCGGAGGCCAATGGCAACCGCTCGCGCGTCGGCGCGAAGCTCAATTCCGGTCAGGACCTGGCCGCCGGCACCGTCGTCGGGCAGCTCAAGACGGGCGCCGGCGCGAAGATCAGCGGCACCGGCGATGGCACCATCGGCGCTGTCACGCTCGGTCCGGATGCCGAAGTTGGCGTCTACGTCCTCACTGGCAAGACCGAATCCGGCAACGCAGGAACCTTCAGCGTCCGCACGCCGAGCGGTCAGCAGCTCCCAGACCTGACGGTCGCCGTCGCTTACGCGACCACGCACATCAATCTCACCGTCGCTGACGGCGCGAACGACTGGGACATCGGCGACATCATCCACGTCACCGTCACCGGTGGCGACTATGAAGCGCTCGATCCGGCGGCAACGGACGGTACGCAGCACGCGGCGGGCATTTTGTACGCCGGTGTCAATGCCTCCAGCGCCGACACGCTCGCAACGTTCATCGTTCGCGACGCAGAGGTGAATGCGAACGAGCTTATCTGGCCTGACGACATCACGGCCGGGCAGAAGTCCGTCGCGACCAACCAGCTCAACGCACGCGGAATCTTCCTCCGCTAATCAGCAGTTCAAACCAGTAACCACCGAGACCCCGCCTAGTGCGGGGTTTTTCATTTCGGAGGAAAGAAAATGCCGATGTTGGATGTTTTTAACCAGGACGCTTTCAGCGTCCTCTCTCTGACGGACTCGATCAACAAGATCCCGTTCGTTCCCGGCCGAGCCGGTCAGCTCATCGACTGGCAGGAACGCGGCGTCACGACGACCACGATCATGATCGAGGAAGTCGGCGGCGTCTTGCAGATGCTGAACCCGACGGCACGCGGCGCTCCGGGCGAAACCAAGGCGAAGGACAAACGCACGGCTCGCGCACTCGCGATCCCGCACTATCAGCACGATGATGCTGTCAATGCGGACGAAGTGCAGGGAGTTCGCGCGTTCGGTTCTGAGACCGAGGTGGAGTCGGTTCAGACGCTCGTCAATCAGCGCCTCGCCGAAGCCGTCACGCTTGTGCTTGATCCGACGCTCGAATATCAGCGCGTCGGCGCGCTGAAGGGAATCATCCTCAACGCGGACGGTTCGACGCTCTACAACCTGTTCACGGAGTTCGGCGTCTCGCAGGAATCGACGATCGACTTCAACCTCGACGGCGCGAGCGACACGGGCGCTGTTCGAGGCGTGTGTGCAGATGCTGTGGACCTCATCGCCGACAACCTCGGCGGCGTGACGTTCTCCGGCGTGCGCGCTTTCTGCGGCAAGAACTTCTTCAAGTCGCTGATCGCGAACATCGAAGTGCGGAATAGCTA